CTAAACCTGTTGAAATGATGGCTAGAGTTATGCGTTCTAGTTTGCCTGCTGGCGGTTTGTGTGTTGAGCCTTTTGGTGGATCAGGTAGCACACTTATTGGGGCTGAACAAACTGGTCGAGTTTGCTACACAATGGAACTAACTTCTGCTTATGTTGATGTGATTATTGCTCGTTGGGAGAAGCTAACAGGTGAGCAAGCTCAACTGATTGAAGGCTAGAGATGCCTTCTGGTAGGCCTTCTAAACCGACTGAGATAAAGCGTAAGTTAGGTAATCCTGGTCAGCGTAAGTTGCCTGACCAGTCGCAGGTGCAGTTGTTTGACCCTGTTTCTAGTGTGCCTGAGCCTGCTCGCCCTTTGTTGAAGTATGGGCGGGAGTTTTGGGATAAGGTTTGGGCTAATGGGTTGCAGTGGATTAGCCCTAATACTGATGCTGAGATTTTGCTTATGACTTGTGAACTTATTGATGAGCGTTGGAATCTTAGAGTCAAGGTTATGCAAACTGGTGATTGGCGAGAGCGCAGGGGTTTGCGAGATTTGGATGCTCGTATTGTTTCTAATTTGAGTTTACTGGGGTTTACTCCTGCGGATAGATCTAAGTTGGGGGTTGCTGAAGTGAAGGCTATTAGCAAGATGGAAGCGTTGAAGCGTAGGGCTGATGAGCGCAGTAAGTAGTTGGCCGCCTGCTTGGGTTACTCCCGCCAAGTTGGAGTTTGGTAGTCGCGGTGCTGATGCTGTTGATTTCATAAACACTTTTGTTACCCTAACTAAGGATTCAATTGCTGGGTCTGCTGGTGAGCCGATTCGCTTGCGCCCTTGGCAGGAGAAACTTCTTGAAGAAACTCTTGCGCTGAATGAGCAGGGTTTGTTTACTCATAGAACTGCTATTTGGTCAATGGGTCGTAAGAATGGGAAGAGCGCCCTTGTAACTGGGTTAGGCCTTTGGTTTCTTATCAATGGTGATGAAGGTGGTGAAGTTTATTCTTGCGCTGCTGAGAAGGAGCAGGCTCGTATTACTTTTGGGGATGCTCGCAAAATTATTGAGCGTGAGCCTGAGCTTGCTGCGATGTGCAATATTTACAGGGATGTTATTGAGATGCCTTCTACCGGTTCAATCTGGCGAGTGCTATCTGCTGAAGCTTATTCCAAGGAAGGATTAAACGCGAGCGCAGTTATTTTTGACGAAGCAGCCGCATTGAAAGATAGGGCTATGTGGGATGTTATGCAGTTGTCTATGGCTTCGCGTAAACAGCCGATGATGTTGGCTACTACTACCTGCGGGGTTAAGTCTGATAGTACTGGCCATGATTCGACTGCTTACCAGCTTTATCAGTATGGGCAGAAGGTTGCTCGCGGTGAGATTGTTGACGCTAGTTTTTATATGGCTTGGTGGGAAGCGCCTAACGATTCAGATCATAGAGTTGAAGAAACTTGGATGCAGGCTAATCCTGGTTATGGGGATTTGAATAGCAAGGCTGATTTTGAGTCTATGGTGAAGCGTACTCCTGAAGCGGAGTTTAGAACTAAGCGTTGCAATCAATGGGTCAGCAGTCAAAACGCGTGGTTGCCTTCAGGTTTGTGGAATACGCTCAGGGCTGATGTTGATGTTCCTTTGGATGCTGATATTGTTTTGGGTGTTGATGGCTCGTTTAGCGGGGATGCGACTGTTATTGTGGCGGTTACTGTCCCTAAGTCTAAAGAAGAGAAGCCCCATGTTTTTCTTGTGAAGGCTTGGGAGAAGCAGCCAACTGATCAGGATGATTGGCGGGTTGATACTTTGGATGTTGAGCGTACCATTATGGATTTCTGCCAGAAGTATCGCAATACTCGTGAGATTGCTTTTGACCCTTTTAGGTGGCAGAGAACTATGGCTGTTTTGATGGAGTCAGGTTTGCCGGTGGTTGAGTGGCCTTCAACTTCGGTTAGGCGTATGATTCCTGCAACTCAGAAAGTGTTTGATGCTGTTACTGAAGGGACTTTGACTCACGATGGCAACCCTGTTCTTGCCAGGCACTTGGATAACTGTATGTTGAAGATAGATAACATGGGTGCGCGTATTGTGAAAGAGTCTCGTGCTTCTTCTAGGCGTATTGACGCTGCTGTTGCTTTTGTTATCGCATATGACCGCGCAACAAGTAAACTAGATACTGATATTGTGCCTGAGTTTTTTGTGTTCTAAGGATGATTTTGTTAGCAACTATTTTGCAGGCTGTTGGTGTAGCTGTAACCGCTTTAGGTTTGGGCTTGATTTGGTTTCCTTTGGGTGTGCTGGCTGTTGGTGCTGGCTTGGTGTTGTTTGGGTTGGCGTTAGAAGATGGCGGTAAATAATGCTTAGAAAACTTGCTGGCGAGAATAGAGCGATCTCTTTTCAATCTCTTTGGGGTGCAGGTGATTTGACTTCTTATGAAACTCAATCTTCTGCCTATGTGGATTACAACACTGCCTTCAGTGTTAACGCTGTTTGGGCTTGTGTGTCTCTTATCTCTGACACTATTTCGGCTTTACCGGTGGACACTTACATTAGGCGTGATGGTATTGCTACTGTTTACCGTCCCCGCCCTGCTTGGGTTATCAAACCTGATGTTGGGATTCCTAGTGTCGCGTTTTGGCAGCAAACTCTTATCAGCTTGCTAACTGATGGCAACGCTTTTATCCGTATTTTCAGGGATGAATCTGGCGAGATAGTCAATCTAATTGTTTTGAACCCTGTCAGCGTAAATGTTTCGCGTAATCCTTTCGGCCAGAAGTTGTTTAGTTATGTTGGCGAAGCAGGTAAAACTCTTACTACTGATGAAGTGCTGCATGTTGCTGGTTCTATTCTTCTGGCTGGTGAGTTGCGTGGCCGTTCACCGATTGACACTTTGAAAGAAAACATCGGTTTAGCCATCAGCCTTGAATCTTTTGCTGCCCGCTATTTCGGTCAGGGAACTGTTACTTCTGGCGTTATCGAATACCCTGGAGCGCTTACAGCTGAGCAGGCAGAGAATCTGTCGAACAGTTTTGATAAGGCTCACAAGGGTTATCGTAAAGCTCACAAAACAGGCATCCTTTCTGGCGGTGCAACTTTCAAGGCAACTCAGGTCGCTAATGATGAAGCGCAAATGCTTGATTCTCGCAGGTTGGCGGTTGAAGATATTGCTCGCGCTTATCGTGTCCCAACAGACATGATTGGTTTAAACAATGGTGGTCAGTCTTACTCCAGCATTGAGCAGAAGCAGATAGCCTTTGTTTCTCACACTTTGCGCCCTTGGGTGGCCAAACTAGAAGATGCTTTCTCAACCCTTCTCCCTGACTTCGCGTTTCTATCTTTCAACACTGACGATCTGCTTCGCGGAGATTATGCAACCCGAATCGAAGGTTATGCGAAGATGCTTCAGAATGGTGTTTTCTCAGCTAATGAAGTTAGGCGTAAAGAGAACATGCAGCCTATTGATGGTGGCGATGTTGTTCGTGTTCCTTTGGCGAATGTGAACATTAGTGCTGCTTCTTTGACTGAGAATGAAACTAAGGTTGCGATGGCTCAGAAGTTGATTGGTTTGGGCTTTGTTCCTGAAGATGTTTTGACTGTTCTTGGTTTGCCTAAGATTGCCCATACTGGTTTGCCGACAGTGCAGTTACAGAATCCGACTACTATCCCTGATGGTAGTTATGAGACGGGGGAATAATGGCTGTTGCTGCTGGTTCTTACTCTCCGCCTGTTGGTGTGCAGGATGCTGCTAAAAGGGCTTTGGCTTGGATTGATGCTGGTTTGGCTGGGTCTGGGTTTACTGCTGTTGGTAGAGCTAGGGCGCAACAGTTGGCTTCAGGTGCTGATGTTTCGGCTGATGTTGTAAACAGAATGATCTCTTATTTTGCTCGCCATGAAGTTGATAAGTCTGCTGTTGGGTTTGACCCTAGAGATGAAGGTTATCCTTCACCTGGTCGAGTTGCTTGGGATGCTTGGGGTGGCGATGCAGGTCAGGATTGGGTGAATAGTTTGCCTAGTGAGTCTGCTGTTAGGGCAGCAGGGGACAGAATTGGTATCTCTGATTTTGACGATACGCTTTATGTTTCTGGTGGTTTGAATCAGGCTGTTTATGACTGGATTGATTCTCAGGATGTTGATTTGGTTATCGTTACTGGCAGACATGAATCGAATCGTGAAGAGACTACTGCTTTATTGAATAAACTTGGAGTAGATTATTTAGATTTGATTATGCAGCCAGATAATCAAAATGATAGTGCCGTTTATAAGGGTGCTGTTGCTGAAAAGTTTTTGGCTGATGGATTGGATGTGGTTTTTGTGGTTGAAAATAATGCTGAAGCTCGTGCTGCCTATAAGGATGCGGGTGTGAGTGTTGTTGTTGATCCTGCGAATTTACCTGAATCAAGTGAAGGAAGAGACATGGGAGAATATACGATGACTGAGTTGCAGGATAAGGTTTACAGTTTGAAGGGTGATGCTTTAGAAACTATCGCTAAACTTGCTGAGACTGTCTATCAGCTTTGTGAAATTGTGGATTCTATGAGTGAGCCTGCTCTTGTTGTTGAGCCTTTGGATGTTCCTGCCGAGATGATGGTTGAAGAAGATAGTGTTCGTTTTGTTGAGCCTTCTAAGGTTGCTGAATTGCATGAGCGCGGTGAGCGTGTAACTAAGGGCATTGAACAGCGTGTTGCTTTTCAGGATTTAGAGATTCGCCAGGATGGTGATGGCATGACCTTGCGCGGTTATGCAGCAGTATTCAATTCACCTTCCCAGCCTTTGCCTTTTATTGAGACTATTGAGCGCGGTGCTTTTAGGGATTCTTTGAACTCTCGTAATGACATCAAACTTCTTTGGAATCACGATACAAGTATTGTTTTGGGTTCTACTCGTGCAGGTACTCTAAAGCTTGCTGAAGATGAGCGTGGCCTTTATGTTGAAGCCAATTTGCCTGACACTCAAGCGGGGCGTGATGCGGTTATTAGTATTCAGCGCGGAGATGTAACAGGTTTCAGTTTCGGCTTCAGGGTTGCTGCTGGTGGCGATGTTTGGATCAACGCTAATGAGCGTGTTCTAAAGCGCGTAAACATTCATGAAGTTTCTGTTGGTGTGGCTTTCCCTGCTTATCTAGGAACTGAAGGAACAGCCAATGTTAGATCTGTCCCTGATTTGACTGGAAAGATTGCTCGCCTTGCGGAGATTCGTGGAGTGTCTGCTGAAGAGTTGACTGATGCTCTTTTGGCTCTTGAAGCCGGTGATGAGTTGACTGCTCGCCAGGGTGAACTTTTGACTGACACTCTTGGCAAGGTTCTAAAGCAAGATCCTGAAGTTACTAACCCTAACGCGATTTTGGACTTGAAGAAGAAAGAGCTTGATTTGCTGATGAAGCGCGTATAATTAGAGTATTGCCCTTGCGTGGTGTTGGTTGGCAATAAATAAAGAAACCTAACTTTCTTTTCCCCCTGATTCTTGTTTGTCCTTTAGTCAGGGGGTTTTCTTTTATGTGAATGTATATATTTGGGGTATAGACTTTATTTATCAGGTGTGTTTATCCCCTGAGTTTTTGGCTGAGTGTACTCGCCTAATTCCCCTAAAAACTATGTTCTTGAAAGGAACAAACCTAATGAGCGATTTTATTGCTAAACAGGTTGATGCTAAGGCTAAGGCTTGGCACGAAGCTAAGGAACTGATTGATTCAGTTGAAGCTCGTGGCGGCGTTTGGTCTGGTGAAGATGAAGCAAAGTATGCTTCTCTAACCGCAGACATCAACAAGAGAAATGAACTAATCGAACTAGAGCAGCGTGAAGCAAAGACTTCTGAAGCGATTGCTAAGGCTGCTGTCAACTTCAAGGATGCATCTGTTTCTGACAACGAATCAGACATTCTTCGCAAGATGGCTATGGGCGAACTTCGCGGACACGAATTCCGCGCAATCACCGGTTCTTCAACTGGTGCGCCTGTTCCTACATCTTTCTACAACGAGATTGTTAAGGTTGCTCGTCTAGTAAACCCATTGCTAGAGTACGCAACTGTTATCAATACTGCTTCAGGTGAAAACTTGCAGATCCCTTCACAGTCTGCTTTCTCAACTGCTGCAATCGTTGGCCAGGGAGTTTCAATTGGAACTTCAGAGCCTACCTTCAACGCGTTCACTACTCTAGGCGCATACAAGTTCTCAGCTTTGTCTCAACTATCACGCGAGCTTGTTCTCGATGCTGGTGTTGACATTGTTGGTTTCTTGGCTGAACAGTTCGGTAACGCTTTTGGTTTGGCAATCGGAGACAAACTAGTTAACGGAACTGGAACTGTTGAGCCTACTGGTTTCCTACCTGTTGCTGGTACTGGTGTTACTGGTTCAACCGGTGTATCAGGTGCTTTCACTGCTGACAACATTATTGATCTTGTTTACAGCCTTGATGGCTCACTTCGTAACCGCCCTTCATTCGCGATGCTAGCAAACAGCACTTCGATTGCAGCCTTGCGTAAGCTAAAGGACTCTTATGGTCAGTACTTGTTCAACATTGGTACTGGTGTAGATACTCGCGACCTTGTTCTTGGTGTGCCTGTTATTGAGACTCCTGCTATGCCTAGCCCTGCTGTTGGTGTGAACTCGCTTGCTGTTGGAGATCTAAAGGCTCTCTACATTCGCAACGCTGGTGGCCTTCAGGTTGACCGCTCTGATGACTTTGCCTTCGGAAACGACTTGGCTACTTGGAGAGCAACTTGGAGAATTGATGGAGCGCTTATCCAGAAAGCAAACATCAAGAAGTTCAAGGGTGGAGCTAGCTAAGCCCTTTTCTCCCCGAAAAGCCCCTCAAACTCAAAAGGTTTGGGGGGTTTTTCTTATAGAGTATTTGCATGACAACTAAAGCCGCTATTGCCTGGTATTCAAACTCTCTTAATCAGCCGACTGGTTATGGTACTCAATCTAAGCAGGTCATTGAACGACTTGTTAGGGATGGCCATAAAGTTGCGATGCTTTCTAATTATGGTGGCGAAGGTGTCAATAGCCTGATTGAGACTGGTGCGGGTTTGATTCCGCATTACAGCAGGGGAATGAATCAGTACAGTACTGATGTTATGCCTTTGCATTATGCGCATTGGAAGGCTGAGAATCCTAAACTGCCTGCTTTCTTGGTGACCCTATATGATTGCTGGGTCCTGGACAACCCTGCTCTTGATGCTATCCCTATTGCTTCTTGGGTGCCGATAGATCATCAGCCTGCGCCTGAGAATGTTTTGAAGTGGCTTAGGAAGCCTAATGTTACGCCTATTGCGATGAGTGTTTTTGGTAAGAACATGATTGAGCAGGCAGGTATTGAGAGCGAATATATCCCGCATGCGATTGATACTAAAGTTTTTAAGCCGACTGCTAATTTGCCTGAAGGTATTTCTGGGCGTGAGTTTGTTGGCGGTGAAAATAACTTTGTTGTTGGAATGAACTTTGCTAACAAGGCAGGTGGCTTTATACATAGGAAGGCTGTTGCCGAGAACTTTCTTGCTTTCGGTATTTTCGCTCAAAAGCATGATGATGTTGTTTTGTATTTGCATACTGAGCCTTATGGTAAGCAGTCTGGGTTTGTGTTGCCTAACATTCTTGCTGCTTGTGGTGTGCCTGCCGAGAAGGTGAAGTTCGTTGACCCAATTGCTTATCAGTATGGAATATCTCAGGAGACTTTGACAGCGATCTATTCGGCTTGGGATGTTGGCTTGTTCACTAATTATGGTGAAGGTTTTGGTATCCCGCAGGTAGAGTGCCAGGCAGCGGGTGTGCCTATTATCACAAGTAACTTTGCTGCTTCGGCTGAGCTTGCTTCGCCTGATAGTTTCCTAATCAATGGTCAGCCTTTATGGGATGCCGGTCAGCATACTTGGTTCAATGTTCCTAATGTTCAGGCTATTGCTGATGCGCTTGAGCAGGCTTACCAGCGGGGCAGACAAGAGTTCCCTGATACTTTGGCTTTTGCTCAACAGTATGATGCAGACAAGATTTATCAGGAGAAATGGAAGCCACTTATCAAGAAGTTATCTGAAAAGTGAAACTAATTGTGCCTGTTTTGAATAGGTTTGATTTGCTTGTTCGCATGGTTGAGAGCATTGATGTTGAAGCAACAGTTTATGTAATCAACAATTCAGGTGTTGAGCAAGACCTTGAGCATGACAATCCTTTGATTCAAATTCATTGGGTAAACATGCCTTCTAATCTTGGTGTTGCAAGTTCATGGAATCTTGGTATAAAGATGTTGCCTTTTGAGTCGCGTTGGTTTATTAGTTCGGCTGACTGCTATTTTCAGCCTGGTGATTTGACTTTGCTTGAAACCGCTAAAACTGATGCTTTGACTTTGTGCGATAAGTTCCCTTATTATCAAACTTTTGCTGTTGGGGAAGATATTGTCAAAACTGTTGGTTTGTTTGATGAAGGCTTGCATCCAATCTATTTTGAAGATAACGATTATGAACGCAGAATTGATTATGCCGATATGCGTGTAGATCGGTTACCTTTACAGCTGGGACATGACAACAGTTCAACTATCAATAGTGATATAAAGTTGAGTATGCGTAATGAAGTTACTTTTAAAAATAATCAAAAGTATTTCAATCAAAAAGTTGACGCTAATAGGTTTGATGAAGGTCGCTGGGATTTGCAGATTAGGCGTGTGAACTCATGGGATTAGTTGTTGTTACCGGTGTTGCAGGGTTTCTTGGTTCACATATTGCTGAAGCGTATTTGGCTAAGGGTTGGCAGGTTCGTGGGATAGATAATCTGCTTGGTGGGAGTTTAGAGAATGTTCCTGAAGGTGTTGAGTTTCATAATCTTGATTTAGATAATTTGGAAGCTATATCCCCTGTGTTTGTGGGTGCGAATTTGGTTATTCATTCTGCTTGCACCGCTTATGAAGGTTTGAGTGTATTCAGTCCTAGCCTTGTAGTGCGTAACACTGTTCAGATAAGCGTGAACGCTATGACAGCGACCATTCGGGCTAATGTTCCAAAGTTTGTTTACATGTCTTCTATGGCTCGTTACGGGGATAATTTAGGGCATATGTTTGATGAGAGTCTTGAACCTAAACCGCAAGATCCTTATGGGATTGCTAAGTTGTCAGCTGAGAGACTGTTGTCTAATCTTGCTGAAGTGCATGATGTTGAGTTAGTTGTGCTTGTTCCTCATAACATTGTTGGGGCTAGACAGAAGTTTGATGATCCGTTTAGAAATGTTGCGAGCATTATGGCTAACCGCATGTTGCAGGGTAAGCAGCCTGTGATTTATGGTGATGGTTCTCAGCAACGCTGTTTTAGTTTTATTGAAGATGTGATTGCACCTATTATGACTGCTTGTGAATCTGATGAAGCTGTCCGACAAGTCATAAACATCGGCCCAGATGAGTCCCCTATAACTATTTTGAATTTGGCTGAACGCCTTGCAGACATTATTGGTTTTGAGTTGCAACCTATTTTTATGCCTGGCAGACCGCAGGAAGTTGCTGTAGCTTTATGTAGCTCAGATAAGGCTAGACAACTTTTAGGGTATGAAACAACTGTCAGTTTAGATCAGGGGTTGCGGGATTTGGTGGAGTGGATTAGACCTCGTGTAAAGGATTTTGAGTATCATCTTCCGATTGAGATTGATTCTGATTTGACCCCTAAAACTTGGACTCAAAAACTTATATGAAAACTTTGCATGAAGCGTATAAGCCTTATCAAATGGCTGATGGTGGTGGCGATAAAGGGACAGCTCATAGTTACATAGATGTTTATTCGAGAGAGATTCCTGCAGCTGAGGGTAAGTCTTTACTAGAGGTTGGTGTTTGGGCTGGGCATTCGTTGAAGATGTGGGCAGACTATTTGCCTGACAGTCGTATCGTTGGTTTGGATATTGATTTGTCGAGGCTAACTTTTGATGTTGATGGTTTTGAAGTTTTGTTGTGTGATGCCACTAAACAGGCTGAGGTCAAGAATAAAGTTTCAGGAATGTTTGACTATATTGTTGATGACGGTTCGCATACGCTTGAAGCACAGATTACGGCTTTCTATAACCTGTGGGATTATCTGGCTGTGGGTGGCAAGTATTTTATTGAGGATGTTTTGAGTGTTGATGTTGCCGAGTCTTTGGCAGGGAAGATGTTTGCTTTTACAGGGTTTCCGGTGCGAGTCTATGATTTGACTGCGGTCAAGGGTAGGTCTGACGATATTCTTGTTCAGATAACTAAGGTAAACTAGAACAGACTTTAGGAGTTTATTTTGGCGATAACTAATGGCTATTGCACTTTAGCGGATGTGAAGGCAGCGCTTCGCATTACTGATTCTGTTGATGACACTTTGATTGAGCAAAGCATTAACTCGGCTTCTCGCATGATTGACCAATACTGCAACCGGTTTTTCTATTCAACTGGTGCAGGTGTTGTCCGCTACTATCAGGCAAATGATGGTTTTATGTGTTGGATTGATGATTTACAAACATTGACTGAGTTAAAGACTTCTTCAACTGATCCGCTAATTTTTGATACAACTTGGGATGTTGGCGATTATCAGCTTCTTCCGCCTAATCAACTGGCTAATGGAGCGTATTCACCTTATACAGCGATAACCGCGACAGATAACTATTTATTCCCTGTTTGGGCAGATATTGCTTTAGTCAAGGTTACAGGTACTTGGGGTTGGGCTAGTGTTCCTGAGCCAATCAAGTTTGCTTCAATTATCCAGGCTTCAAGATTGTTTAAGCGCCTAGAGTCTCCGCTGGGTGTTGCCGGTGTTTCTGACATGGGTATTATGCGTGTTGGTTACAGCATTGATGGCGATGTTGCTCAACTAATCAATCCGTTTAGGCTGCTTAGAACAGGCGCATAATGGCGATAAGCGACCTTAGAACAGGGTTAGCAAATAACCTAGCAACTATTTCAGGGCTGAGAGTTGTTGAGACTTTGCCTGATGTGGTCAACCCGCCTATGGCCATGATTGGTATTGAGCGAGTTCAATACAACAAGCAAAACAACCGCTCTATGGCCGAATACACTTTCAAGGTTACAGTCGTTTTGGGGCGTGTTTCTGAACGCTCAGCTCAGCAGGCGATGGATGTCTATCTTGCTCCTGGTAGTGGTTCTATCAAGTATGCGATTGAATCAGATCGCACTCTTGGCGGTTATGCTTTCGATGTGTTTGTTGCTGAGACAAGCGCTATTGGGGCTGTTAGTGTAAATGCATTAGACTATTACAGTGCCGAGTTTTCGGTTCAAGTATTCGCAAGTTAAGGATAAATAATGGCAATCTTTGTCGCAACAGACTTCAGTGTTAGCATCAATGGTTCAACTGCTTTGGCTTCATACCTGACACAGGTTGAGCTAAAGGCTTCTGCTAACGACATTACAACTACTGCTTTTGGCAGCACTTGGGTTACTCGTGTTGCTGGTTTGAAGGAAGGTTCTTTGACCTTGAACTTCAATCAGGATTATGCTGCTTCTACTGTTGATGCAACTCTTTGGCCTTTGCTTGGAACTAACGCGACTGTCGTTATCAAACCAACAAGCACTGCAACTTCAAGCGCAAACCCTGCTTATACTGCTATCTGCTTAGTTACTGATCTAACTCCTGCTTCAGGTCAGATTGGTGATTTGGCTACCTTCTCAGTTACTTGGCCTACAACCGGAACAGTCTCTCGCGCAACTGCCTAATTTTTAGGCTAGAGTGATTGCATGAATGAAATAACTCTTACAATCACTTTTGTTGATGGCACTTCTTTGGAAGTCAATACTTCGGCTGGCGATATCGTTAAATGGGAAGCCTATTTTGATTTAGGCATTGACAAGCTTGAAAAGGCAACTCATCTTCTTTACCTTGCATGGTTGGCTGTTAAGCGACTAAAGAAAACTGGTGAAGAGTTTGATGGTTGGGTTGACCTTGTTTCGACTGTTGGGGTTTCTGACCCAAAAGCATAAAGCCTTTAGGTGTTGACTCTTTCCATTGGATGATTGCCAATCTTGCTGTTGCAACAGGTATCGCCCCTAGTGTTCTAATGGAAGAGAGTGATCGCATGCTAAACACAATGTTGTTTGCGGTTCAGTATCAAAGGGGCAGCAATGGCTGATGACATTGTTTATAACGCTAAAGAAATAGTGAAGGCGTTGAGTGAAATTGAACCTGGTCTAAAGAGAGCGCTTGTCAAAGATAGCCGAGACGCTGCTGGAGAAGCCATATCAGCCATTAAGTCTGCTATTCCTAAAGTGAACCCTTTTGAATCTAAAGTTCGCCCTGTAACTAATACTCGTGGCCGTTTAGGTTGGGGAGTTGGCAAGAAACCTGATGAAGTGAAGTTTAGCTTTACAACTAAAGCTTCTAGAAGATCCGCGGTTACTGCGCTTGCTAGCTTAAAAGTTAATTCTCCTGCAACTGTTCTAGCTGATACTGCTGGCAAAGGCTCAGGAACTCCTAGAAGAAGCGTAACTAACTCTTATACCTGGAAGGGTCAAACTAGAACTCACCGAGTAACGACTCAAGGAAGGTCAATGATTAGACACTTGAGATCTAATCGGACTAATAACTTTGTTTATCCTGGTGTCGAGAAGTCTCTGCCGAGTGTACAGGCTGAGATAAAATTGATACTTGAGAAGTATGCAGCCAAGGTGAACAGGAAACTTAACTAATGTCCGTTATCGTAAAACTCTTATCTAAGTTTGATGATTCAGGCATTAAGAAGGCAAAAAGCTCTTTTGGCGGCTTGAAGAGTGTTATTGGTGGTATTGGGCTGGGTATTGGTATTCAGCAAGTAACTACCTTGTTGATTGATTCGGCTAAGGCTGCTTCAGAAGATAAGAGAGCAACACAGTTGCTGAACACTCAGTTGGTTCGTAATGCTGGTGCGACTAAAACTCAAATTGCTGGAGCTGAAACTTTCATTGACAGACTTTCAATGCAAACAGGTATTTTGGATGATGACTTGCGCCCTGCTATGGGTAAGTTGGTGCGTGTTACTAAAAATGTTACTACTGCACAAGATTTATTGAGTTTGTCTTTAGACGCTTCGGCAACAACCGGTAAGCCTTTAGAGAAGGTTTCGACCGCAATTTCTCAGGCTTTTGCAGGTAATAAAACTCAATTAGTAAAACTTTTCCCTGTTCTAAAAGACAGTAAGGATTTGTTTGGCGATTTAGAGAAGATTGTTGGCGGGGCAGCAATTCAGCAAGCAGATCCATTCGCCAAACTAAATGTGAGTATGGAAACTTTGAAGGAAAAACTTGGGGCAGTTATTTTGCCTTTGATTGAACAGTTTGTTACTGAGATTACTAAACCTGGTGGACTTGTTGAAACAGTTGGTCAGTTCCTAACTGATTTGAGCAACCCAAAAACTAAGCCAGGGCAGATGTTTGTTGATATCAAGAACGCTGTAAAGGATGCTTTCGGTTATGTAAAAGATTTCTTTGCCTTCTTTGGTAATGGTGATGCTGTTGAAGGTTTTAAGAATATTGCGACAGCCCTGATTCAAGCTCTCCCTGCGCTTCTAGCCCTAAAGGGAATTATGATGCTTGCCAGTGCGGGCAGTGCAATTGCTAATTTGGCTAAGGCGATTGGTTTGATGACTGCTGGTAATGCTGCTGGTAATGCTGCTGCTAACTCTCCGCTTGCTAAGTTTTCAAAGAATGGAATGTTGAGTGTTGCGGTTAGGTATGCAGTTCCGTTAGCAGTAACGATGGCTTCTCTATCTGCTATTGATGCCGAGTTTACCGATCCTGCAAAAAGACAGCAATTGGCAGAAACTGCTAAAAGCAAGCTACCTGCTTACAACCCTGGAATGAATAAGGGCTTGTTCGTTGATAAAAATGGTTACGACAGTGCAGGTAATTTTGTTGGGATACCTTCAAATAAGTTCACAGGTGGTTCATTTCCCCCAAACTACAAACCGCCTTCAACGACAATCAACATAAATGTTCAGTCTGCTGACCCTAAAGCGGTTGTTGATGCTGTTGTTAGATACCAGAGAACTAATGGCGGGTTGCCTTGGCAGTTTGCGCCTGGGTTTAGTAGTAGCGGTAGATAATGCCTGTCCCTACATACCTGATTTATCTTAGTTTTGGTGCAGGTTCGCAAGTTGATGTTACTGCTTACGCAACTAATGTAACTATTGATCGTGGTAGCCCGCGTATTTTGGATGATACTCAGGTGGGACAGGCAACAGTAAGTTTTATCAATAACGATAGAACTTTTGACCCTTTCAATACAAGCTCTGTTCTTTATGATGCGACTAATGGTTATACGCGTGTTCAACCTAACGCTAAAGTCGTTATTCATTCTGGCGGTGTTGTTATCTTTACTGGTTGGGTTCAAAACTGGGATTTTACTAATGATGAGAAGGGTTTGGATGCTCGTGCAAGCCTGATGGCTACTGATGGTTTAGGTGTTCTTGCTAAAGCTAATTTCAACCCGACTCTTATTACTGCTGCTAATCCTGCTGGGCAACTGCCTACCAATAGAATTGCATCGGCTACCGCTGTCTGGGGTTCAACCGCAATAACTGTTTCTACACCTACTAAAGCAGGTAAAACGCCCTTAGTTGGAGATACTTTAGATCAGGGGACAACTGTTCTTAGTTATTTGCAGAATGTTGCTAGAACTGAGCCTGGAAACTTTTGGGGAACAAAAGATGGTAACGCTAAGTGGACTGACCGAACTTATACTAATTCACTTTGGAATCCTGATTTTCCTTTGACATATAATTATCACCTGACCGCAGGTTTTTATAATGGCACTGCAACTAATTTATCTAACTGGATATACAACGCTGAAAGCACACCTGTTGTAACAACTAACTCTCAGTTTCCAGGTGAGTATGTTTTAGAGTCTGTTCTTCTTGGCGGTGAGCAAGCCGTTATTTATTCTGAGATGGATGCAACTAAATACACTAGAAATACTGCATACAGTTTGGCGTTTTGGACTAACGCTGTCGATATCTCTGCCGAGTTTAGGATGAATTACAAGAATCCTGCAACTGGCACTATTATCCTGAAAACTCAAGTAACTTATGCCAATACTTTCACCGATAGCACTTGGAAGCGTATTGTTTTAGAAAATCTTACAACCTCTTTAGCTTGTAATTATATTGAGTTTTATGTTTCAGATTTTAATGGAACTTTTCAAATAAAAGATTTGATTATTTCTCCAGCTTCTTCGGCTTCTAGTTTTTATTTTGATGGTGAGCGTTATCAAGAAACAACATCAACTTATTTGTATGCTCCTAGTCGCGCATACACTGGTTGGGTTGGTGAAGAACGATTTTCAAGTAGCGTGTATCAACTTACACAATGGTTTAGCACTTCTGGATATACAATCGAAAACTTTGCAGATTCTTATGGAACTGCTGTTGTTGCAGCTGCTTTGCCTATATCTGATTTACAAGTTCAATACGCTTCCGATCAGTTCTATAATCAGGTGAATATTGTTCGAGCTTCTGGGGGAACTGTTACAACTCAAAGCACTGCAAGCCAGGCACTTTATGGGATTAGAACTTATGGGCAAACAGACAATTTAGGTATTAGCCCTGCTAGATCTAGTGCGATGGCCGCCGAGATTTATGGGCAGTTTGGAAGCCCTGACTATGTTTTAAATAGCCTTGATGTTCAATTAGAAGCGATGGCGGGAACTGCGCAGGCCAGAGTGCAAGCAATTGAGTTATTTGATCCTGTAAGAGTTATTTTTAGACCTTCAAACACTGGTTCAAACATTGATAAAAAATACACAATCATTAGCATCAAACAGGACTTCAACCCTGAATCTCATAAGGTTTCTTTTGGGTTAGCTCCGTTTGGTCAAGGTATGATTTTGGATTCTTACTATATGGCTAATTTAGATACTCAAAAGGTTGTCTAACATCCCGATAAACTAGACACTTAGGAGAATAAAAATGACTTTGAAAACTTGGGCTATCGGTGATGTTCTTACTGCTGCCGATTTGAACACTTATGTTAGTCAGCAGGTTGTTGGAACTTTTGGTTCTTCAGCGGTTAGAGCTACTGCGATTGCTACTGCTGTTGCAGGTCAGGTTTCTTATTTGACCGATAAAGACAGAATCGAACATTACGACAACACTCA